AAAGAATTAATTAAATGTATAATCTTTATATGGGGTGCATTTGTAATGTACTACGTATTAGTAAATTTATTTGTATGAATTACGAAATAGAAATAGAGAGCCAAGATGACGAATGCGTAGTTTTTTACATCAATGATGTAGCTTATAAAGTGGATATAGAAACGCAAATAGTGACACAGGAATATCCAGTAAGTTTTAATCAGTTTAATGACAAGATAACCTACGCAGAGGAAGATGTAATTTACTACTATGTATTACAAAACACTTTAGAATGCAGCGGAATTAATTACTATGAGGATATTGATATATGCAACGAATTAGAAGAACTATTGAATTATGGATAAATTTAGAGTAGATTGGTGGGACAATTTCAACGAAGAATTGTACTGCAATTATTTAATACAAAAAGACGAACAAATGAACACTTATAGAATACTATATAAGACCTATAAAGGCAATAATACTGATGCACCTGTAGTACAAGCCGTGAAGTATGTACAAGCTTATGACAAGACAGAAGCACGAAAGCTATTTGACTTGTGGCAAGGTTTAATAATTAGTATAGACAAGGTATGAAAAAGGTAATTGAATATATTTACGCACTATTAATAACCTGGATATATGGAAGACTTGATTAAGAACGTGAAATATTTTATAGAAAAACACGAACTAAAAAAGAAGTGTAGACAACCACGTTACGTTCATAGAAGAATATACTTTTTTTATGTACTTCGTGAAGCTGGTGCAACCTATCAAGAAATAGGTGCTTTGTTTGATTTAAATCACGCAACAGTAATACACGGTATAAAAAGGTATAAAGAACTTCGCGACACAAACGACAGACTTTTACATTTGGATCTTGTAGAATATACTGGCAAGATTAAGTTAAAAAAACGAACCTATAATTTAAGAAAAGACATTCTTAAAGCTACTACCGTAACAGATTTAGAAATAATAAAAAGACGAACAGAAAATAACCTTTATAAAGAATTAATTTAAAATAAATAAATATGAATGAAATACAAAAATTAGAATCATTTGAGTATGAGTTGGCAATAGCCCAGACAGTAGAAGAAGTGAAACTTTTACATAGTGCAGCCGAAGCAATGGCAAAATTTGCAAAAGCTAATAAAGCTGCTACTGAAGCACAAAACAAGATCGGTAGATTTATAGTTAAAGCTGCAGCTAAATTAGGCGAGGTATTAGACGAAAACTATCCAAAAGGTGGTGACCGTAAAAGTAAGGATGCAAAAATCAAACTTCAACAATTGAAGGTTGATTCTATGCCAGTCAATGTACACGAAAGCAGTAATTCAAGACTAATTAACAATCAAGAAGAACTTGCAGAGGAAGTAATGGAAGAAATAGAAGACCGTGGTGAAGTTATTACGGTTAATAAGGTACAAAAAGAAATTCGTAAAAAACTAAAAAACGAAATTATTATTGAACCTACTTTTGATGAAAATATAAAAACAGAATGTCAATGTCCAAATTGCGGTTATGAGTGGTAAACCTACAGTAATATCAACTTTTGCAGGTTGTGGTGGTTCTTCATTAGGTTACAAAATGGCAGGTTTTAAAGAATTATTAGCTATTGAATGGGAAACTAATGCAGTAGAAACTTTTAAGATTAATTTTCCTAATGTACCAATTTGGCAACGTGATATAAGTACAGTAACAGGTAAAGAAATATTTGACTTTACAGGACTAAAAAAAGGTGAACTTGATATTTTTGACGGTTCACCACCTTGTCAAGGTTTTTCAGCTGCAAAATCAAACAGAAACGTAAACGATGATAGAAACGAATTGTCGTATGAGTACATAAGACTGATCAATGAATTACAACCGAAAGTCTTTGTTATGGAAAATGTTGCAGGTATGGTAAGAGGTAAAATGAAAGGTAAGTTTATTCAAATTATGAAAGCACTCAAAGAAACTGGTTACGATGTGAAGTGTACTTTAATGAATAGTAAATACTATGAAGTACCACAAATGCGTGAAAGACTTATATGGATAGGAGTAAAAAACGGACAATCAAGTTTTCCAAAACCAAATAAAAATGTGTTAAGTGTAAATGATGTCTTGCCGCATATTATAGAACAAAATAGAGGACAATTTGATAAAACGTGGATAACTGCAAAAAAACCTTGTTACACAATTACCAAAACAGCCAGTTTAATATTTAAAGATAAAGACGGAATAGAAAGAAAACCTACTATTGAGGAACTAAAAAAAGTAAGTAGTTTTCCAGATGACTTTGTTTTTACAGGTAGTTTTTACGAACAATGGGCAAGAATAGGTAATGCAGTAATGCCGCGTTTTATGTACCATATTGCAAACCATATTAAACAAAATATCTTATGAGTTATAATATAAAAAACGAATTACTTATTCGTCAAAAATTAGAAGAAATAACACCTTTTAATATTGAGTTTAACCAAAACTACGGTGACAAATATGCCTATGATCTTAAATGTTATAAGCACGTAGAAAATAATACTACCGTAGGTTACGAAAAAAAGTTTATGTGTTTTATTGAAGTAGAATATGGTAAAACTTGGAATGAATTTGATTTACCTTTAAAATGGGAAGTAAGTTTCTTACAAAGAAAAGTTCGTAAATATGATTATGTCAGTAACAGATACAAAAATGAAATAAAAGACAACGGTAATAAAACTATATATTTAAAAGTAAATTCAGATTTAACCAATTGTTATTTTAACAAAATAGATTTTATTTATAGAAATGGTTTACAAAGTAAAAGAAATCAAGGTAATAGATTAGATAGTTTTTTAGTTTTAGAAAGAAACCAAGTAAATTTTGGTTGGGAAAAATTAAAAAATTATATAGTCAACTATTGTAATAATTAATATATTTGTATGTCGCTGGGACAATCTAAAAACATTCTTTCTAACGTGACGTGAGTAGGCAATCCCAGCTGCCGAAAGCGTTGCGTTTTTTTATTTATAAAATATGGCTGAGAACAAGAAATCATTTATAGCTTATGCAGACTGGAAAGAAACCTTTGACGCGTTAGATAACGAAAAGGCTGGCGAACTAATAAAACATATATTTGCTTACGTCAATGACGAAAACCCAATAAGCGAAGATATGTTAATAAATGCAGTTTTCGCTAATATTAAACACACCTTAAAACGCGATTTGAAGAAGTGGCAGAAACAACACGAACAACGAAAAAAGGCTGGTAAGAAAAGTGCTGAAGTTCGTCAACGAAATTCAACGGTCGTTAACGGTCGTTCATTTTCGTCGACTGATAGTGTAAGTGTAAGTGTTAATGTAAATGATATATATAGAAGCTTCGCACATTTGTCTTTAAGTGTAGAAGAATTTAAAAAGTTAGAAGTAGACTATAAAAAAGAAACTATTGATTCGTGTTTAGATAGTATCGAAAACTTTAAGAATAACAAAAAGTACAAATCGTTATATTTGACTTGTAAGAATTGGTTGAAGAAAGAACAAACAAAACACGAATTAGAAACGAATAAAGGATTTAAAGCACCGTGGAATTAAAAGGATATAAGATAACAGAAGCAAGTGACGTAATAGACAAAATCTATAAACACCGTGACAACTATAACGCAAAAGGTAAATATTTAGGTTGGCAAAGTTTAGACGAATTTTATAGTATGCAATTAGGCAACTGCACAGACTGGACAGGTTTTCCGATGTCAGGTAAAACACAGGTGCTTATGGAATTACTACTAAACACAAGTAAGTTTTATGGTTGGAAACATCTTGTTTACTTTCCAGACGTAGGCAACAACGTAGAAATATTAGCCGATCTTATACACAAACTAACAGGCAAAAGTTTCAATCCGTTAGAACACAATGTAATTAAAGACCAAGAAATAACTAATTCTATAGATTGGGTTTTAGAACACTTTAAGATTTTAACAAAGTATGACGTAAAGGCGAAAATGACACCTTTTCAGTTTTACGATTATGCCGTAGAAATTAAACAAAAACACGGACTACACACGGCAAGTATAGATAGTTGGAAAGATATGAGTCATCCTTACCAGGAATACGGTGGCTATGCACAATATTTAGAAGTTGTATTGCCTTATAGAAACCAAATAGCTGAAGACAACGACTTGCATCTTCATACAATTATACACCCAAAACTAACCGAAAAAGTAAACGGTAAACGATCAATACCGTCACCATATGATTTAAAAGGTGGTAGTGAATGGTTTAATAGTGGTAAGTGTATGATTACCGTACACCGTGACGACTTAAGCCACAACCAAGCAATTATTAATTTTAACAAGATTAAGCCACGTTCAGTAGGTAACATAGGTCAACTACTTTTATGGTTTGATAAAGAAAAGTTTTTATATTACGACCAAGACAATCCAGAACCGAATGTTTATAACAAGATTTTTGCACAACCAAAACACGAATAAATGAACACTTTAGACATACTAAAAGCAAAAGTAAACCTACAAACAACTATTATAAAGTTTACTAATAGTATTGAAGAGTTACAAAGTAAACACCCAGAACGTGCAGACTTAATAGATTCTATGTTAGAAAGTTTAGAAGATGTTAGTCAGTTTCAATCCGTTTTTATGCAGTTTGAAGATGAATACTTGTTAGAGTGCAAAGCTAACTTACGGCTTCAAATGGTTATAGCTGACCTTAAACAAGAAGTATTGATGTTAAAAGAAGAAATAAAAGACTTAAAGACGGAGTTATAAATGCCACGTTGTAAAAACTGCAAAGAAAAGTTTGAAGCTAAACACTTTAATCAAAAGTATTGCTTTAAAAGTGATTGTGTCAAGGTATGGGTAGAAACGGCAAAAGTAAAGAACTGGAAGAAAGAAAAGAAACGACTAAAAGACGAACTTGAAACCGTGCAAAGCCTTACTAAAAAAGCACAAAGATACTTTAACGCATATATTAGAGAACGTGACAAGAACAAACTATGTGTAAGCTGCGATAAACCTTTAGGCTCAAAGTATGACGCTGGTCACTATTTTAGTACAAGCCACAAGAACGTAACTTTTAACGAAAAAAACGTACACGGTCAATGCGTAGCCTGTAACCAACATAAACACGGAAACTTACTTAACTACCAAATAGGTATAGAAAAACGAATAGGAGCAGATGAGCTTATAAAACTACACGAAGAAGCACACAAAGTAAGAAAGTACACACGTGAAGAATTAAAAGACATCATTGAAAAGTATAAACAAAAAAAGAAAGAGTTAAATAAATAATTACTATATTTGTATAAACAATAAAATAAAATCGTTATGAAAGACACACTAATTTCAAGACTGGCGAAAATCCAGCAAGAACTAAAAGCACCTAAAAACCAATTTAACAAGTTTGGTAACTACAAGTATCGTAGCTGCGAAGACATACTTGAAGCCGTAAAGCCACTATTAAACGGCTTGGCACTTAATTTAACTGACGAAGTAAAAGAAGCAGCTGGCTATATGTATGTAGAAGCTACTGCGGTAATTACTGACGGTAACAAGATGCAAGCCGTAAAAGCACAAGCTGGTATTGACCCAAATCGCAAAGGTATGGACATAGCACAAAGCTTTGGTAGTAGTTCAAGTTATGCGCGTAAGTATGCGTTAAATGGTTTGTTTTTAATTGATGACACTAAAGACGCAGACGCAACCAATACACACGGCAAGGTCAAAAACACGAAGAAGACTTTAACTAAACAAAGATTCGAAAGCGCACTTAAAGCCATACAAGAAGGTACTTACACTAAACAACAACTTGTAAGCCAATATGAACTAACTGAATTACAAACTAAAGCACTTGACTTATGTTGAAGATTAGATGTTCAGCGATAGGCAAAATAATGACTAACGCAAGAAGCAAGTCCGAAGTATTGAGTAAGACTTGTAAAAGCTATCTTCAGGAGTTAGCTATAGAAGAGATGTATGGCATTAAGAAAGAATTTTCAAGCCGTTACACCGATAAAGGCATAGAAGTAGAACGTGAAAGTATTGACCTTGTACAAGACAACTGCGACTTTGGTTTTATGTATAAGAACGAAGAACACTTTGAAAATGATTACTTGATAGGTACACCAGACGTAAACACGGACAATATACTTTTAGATGTTAAGTCAAGTTATGACGCAACTACTTTTCCGTGGTTTGAAGAAGAAATACCTAACAAAGATTACTACTACCAACTACAAGGCTATATGGCTTTAACAGGTAAGCGTAAATCAATTCTTGCATATTGTTTAGTAAACACACCATATCAGATTGTAGAGGATGAGGTAAGGCGCGCGCATTGGAAAGAACATTTGATTGACGAAAATGAAGAACTACGTGCAGACGTAGAAGCACGACACAACTTCGACCATATACCACCAGAAAAACGAATAAAAACTTTTGAAGTAAGGTATGACAAAGATGTAGTAAAAGCTATCTACGAAAGAATAAAAGAATGTAGAAAGTATTATGAAACACTTATACAATGACTATAAACAAATTGTATAATTTAGATTGTAGAACAGTAGAATATCAAGAAACAGATTTAATTATAAGCGATCCACCTTACAACATTGGTTATTCATATTTAGAATATAACGACAAAATGACGGAAGCAGAATACTATAAATTGTTTGAAACTTTTAAAGGTAAAAGGTGTGTATTTATACATTATCCTGAAGAAACGATAAAATATATAGTAAGTGCTTTAGGTGTGCCAAAAAAAGTTGTTACATGGGTATATAACACAAACACAAAAAAACAACACAGAATGATTAGTTGGTATAATTGTGAGCCAGACTTTAGCAAAGTAAAACAACCATATAAAAACTTAACTGATAAACGTATCTTAAAAAGATTAGCAGAAGGTTTTGAAGGTGCAGATTTATACGATTGGTGGAATATTGATTTAGTAAAAAATACTTCAAGTGAAAAAACGGAATATACTAATCAAATACCAGAAGAAATCATTTCACGTATAATAAAAATAACTGCAGAAAAAACTGATACAATTGTCGATCCGTTTAATGGTAGTGGAACAACTTGTGCAGTAGCACAAAAACTTGGTTATAATTGGAAAGGTTACGATATATCAAAAAAAGCTATTGAAATAGCTAACAAAAGATTACAACCTTTATTAAATAATTTATTTAAACAATGAAAACACGAAAAACAGAAGTTGTAATTATACGACTAACAAAAGACGAAAAAGAACTTTTAAAACTAAAAGCAAGGCGCACACGAAAGACGTTAAGCGCATATATATTAAGTAAAACAATAGATTATGGAACAGAAGAATAACACAGGTGCAATCTTTAAAAACAACTACAAAAAGACGGATTCACAACCAGACTACAAAGGTAAAGCCGTTATTGACGGTGTAGAAAAAGAAGTAGCACTATGGCTAAACGAAAGTAAAAACGGTGTCAAGTATTTTAGTGCAGCATTTAGTAAACCTTACCAAGCAGAAGTAGAAGCTGGCGGTGACGAAGATAAAAACGAAGATGCAAAGACGAATATAAGAGAAGGTTTAAAACAAGACGATCTACCTTTTTAAGTAGCGGTTAATTTGTAAAAGAAGCGTACAGAAATGTGCGCTTTTTTTTATTCACAACTATTTGTGAAAAACCACGTCTTGATAGTGTTAAAAAATAATCACTACATTTGTTTAGATACTAATCAATGAAATGGCTCAAACAGGTTGCTAAATACCACGATGACTATTTACGGATAGTTAGAAGTTTGGGTGAGGATGTTTACGCAGAGGATATAGTGCAAGAGATGTATTTAAGGCTGCATAAATACGGAGATTTAAGCAGAATCCTACAGAAAGACGGAAAAGTAAACATCAATTACATTAGATGCGTATTATACAATATTTACAAGACCTTATATATGGCAAGGCAAAAGCACCAGAAAGTAGATTTAAACGAAGCTAAACACTTGACAGTAGAATACGACTATATATCCAAGAAGGAAGGAGAGTATTTACTGGAAGCTAAACTCAATGAAGAAATGAGAACTTGGCATTGGTACGATGAAATGTTATTCAAATACTATAGAGATAACGAATGGAGTTTTAGGAAAGCATCTAAAGAAACACGGATAGGAACTAAAAGCATATTCACAACCATAAAATACTGCAAGGATAGATTGAGAGAAAACTGCGCAGAGGATTACGAAGATTATATAAACGAAGATTACGAAAAAATATAGCTATGGAGAAAAACACGGAATACTACGAATCTTTAGACAAAAGAACTAAAGAATACAAAGAATGGAAAGCCGAACAAGCAAGTGAAGGTTTAGGTGACACGATTGAAAAGATAACTGAAGCCACGGGCATCAAGAAAATGGTTAAGTGGTTAGCTGGAGAGGATTGTGGCTGTGAGGAGCGTAAGGAAGCTTTAAATAAGGTATGGCGCTACAGAAAAACGAAATGCCTAACAGAAAGTGAATATGAATGGCTAAAAGACTTCTTTAATCAAGGTGGCACATATAGACCAAGTGGCAAAAGAAAACTCTTTGAAATATACAACAGAGTATTCAGCGCAAAGCAAGGAGACACGAATTGTAAATCTTGCATTAGAGATATAGTAAATAAAATGAGAAGGGTTTACGAAACATATAATGATTAAGATAGTAGGACATCCAATAAGACACAAAAAAAGAATCCAAGAAATACAGGCAAGGTTTTTAGATTCTGGAGCAGAGGTTGAAGTACACTATGAAAACACGAATCACATATTAATAACAAATGAAAACGGAAAAGGTAAAGATAAGCAAGATAAAAAAGAATCCTAACAATCCAAGACTAATAAAGGATGATAAGTTCAAAAAGCTGGTAAAGTCAATTAAAGAGTTTCCAGAGATGTTGGAAATACGACCAATAGTAGTTGACAAAGATAATATTGTACTCGGTGGAAATATGCGATTGAGAGCCTGTCAAGAAGCTGGATTAAAAGAAGTACCTGTAATTCAAGCAGATACTTTAACAGCGGAACAACAGCGAGAATTTATTGTAAAAGATAATGTTGGTTTTGGTGAATGGGATTGGGATATGATAGCTAATGAATGGGATGCAGAACAGCTTGGCGATTGGGGTTTAGATTTGCCTGTTGATTTAAATGTAGTAGAAGAAGAAGCAAAAGAGGATAACTATACAGAACCAGATAATTTAAAGGTTGACGTTGTGACTGGTGATTTAATAGAGATAGGCGAACATAGATTACTTTGTGGAGATAGTACGGATTCAGACCAAGTTGCAAAACTAATGAATGGGCAAAAAGCTGATATGGTTTTCACAGACCCACCTTATAATGTTGCATTTAATGGTAGGAGTGGCAAATTTGAAGTTATTAAAAATGATGACATATCACGAGAAGAATTTGAAAATTTAATAAATGGATTTGTTTCAATATTAAAAATTTTAAAACCTAACAATTATTATGTTTGGTGTAATTGGAAATTTTATGGATTATTACAAAGCAAATTAGAATTTAAGGCTTGTATCGTTTGGGCAAAAAATGTGTTTGGTTTAGGTAGGGGGTATAGACATCAACACGAATTTTGTTTATTTAATGGTAAATTAGATGAAGGCATTAACAACGAAAGTGATTTATGGGAAATAAAAAAAGATTCTAACTATCAACACCCAACACAAAAACCAATAGCATTAGCCGAAAGAGCATTAAAAAACCACAAAAAAGATAAAACAATAGTTGACCTATTTCTTGGTTCTGGTTCAACAATGGTAGCAGCACACCAACTTAAACGCAAATGCTATGGTATGGAGTTAGACCCTAAATATTGTCAAGTAATAATAGACAGAATGAAAAAGTTAGATAATAGTTTAGTAATTAAAATAAACGGTAAAGAATATGGCAGGAGCTGATAACATAAAGAAACACGAATTTCAAAAAGGACAAAGCGGCAATCCTAAAGGCAGACCAAAAGGAAGCAAGAATAGAAGCACCATAGCAAAGAAATGGTTACAGGTAGAACAAGACCTAAAGAATCCTTTAACAAGCGAAATAGAAACAATGTCACAAGAGGACTTAATGACATTAGCACTAATCAAGAAAGCAAGAGAAGGAGATGCAACGGCATACCAAAAGTTATTAGATAGTGCTTACGGTGCGCCTGTTCAACAAATAGAACAAACGAATATAGAGCAACCTTTATTTCCAGATGTTTCAAAGAACGACAGCGATAAATAAAATACTAGCGTTAAAAAAACGAATCAAGATTGTACAAGGTGGTACTTCAGCTGGTAAGACTTACGGCATACTACCTATTCTAATAGACCGTGCAGCCAAAACACCAAACACAGAAATAAGTGTAGTAAGTGAATCAATACCACATTTAAGACGTGGTGCATTAAGGGACTTTCTAAAGATTATGAAGTCAATCAATAGGTATGTAGATAGCAGATATAACAAGAGCCATTTACGCTATGACTTTGCTAATGGAAGCTTTATAGAGTTCTTTAGCGCAGATGACCCAAGCAAATTGAGAGGAGCAAGAAGGGATATACTCTATATCAATGAGTGCAACAATGTAACCTTTGACGCTTACAATGAATTGTCAATCAGAACGAAACGAGAAGTGTATTTAGATTTTAACCCAGCTAATGAGTTTTGGGTGCATAATGAATTGCAACACGAAACGGATGCAGACTTCATTATTTTGACGTACAAGGACAATGAAGGACTTGATGAGGGCATAGTCCAACAAATTGAAAAAAATCGCTTAAAAGCAAAAACAAGCGCATATTGGGCGAATTGGTGGCGTGTATATGGAGAGGGAAAAATAGGACAACTTCAAGGAGCAGTATTTACTAATTACACAATCATTGATAAAATACCAGAGGAAGCAAGATTGATAGGCATAGGACTTGACTTTGGATATTCAGCAGACCCAACGGCAGTTATTGAGATATACACCTACAACAACCAAAGGATATTAAACGAAAGAGCATACCAAACAAAAATGCTGAATAGTGACATTGCTAAAATATTGCCTGTAAGCGTTCCGATTGT